GTGGGAGGCCTGGGCTGCGGTCACGAAGACGACGATGGCCCGCCCGGACCCGCAGGTGTGGGCGTACTCCAATGCCGGCGACGATCGCAGCGTCGTGCTCAACGATCTGCAGGAGAAGGGCACTGCCGCCGCCGAGGATCCGGACTATGACGGGACGCTCGGCATGTTCGAGTGGTCTGCGCCCCCCGACTGCCGCACTGACGACGAGGAGATGTGGCCGTTCCCGAACCCGTCGCTGGGCTATCCGCAGGGCATCCCGATCGAAGCGCTGCGGTCGGCGCACGCCACTGACCCGGAGCCGATCTTCCGCACCGAGTGCCTGTGCCAGCGGGTCCCGGACCTGCTGCCGCCGAAGATCCCAGTGCCGATCTGGGCAGTGTGCAAGGACGTTGCCGGGCAGATTGTCAGCCCGGTCGTCCTGTCGTGGGAGGTCAGCTGGGATCGAAGCCACGCCGCGATCGGCGTGGCCGGCTACCGGGCTGACGGGCTGCCGCAGCTGGAGCTGATCGAGTACAAGCCAGGAACGAACTGGGTTCCGGGCCGGCTGGCGCAGATCGTCCGTCGCCAGCAGGTCGCCGCGGTCGTCTTTGACCCGTCGGGGCCGGCCGGGTCGCTGCTGCAGGAAGTTGATGACGAGCTGCCGGTCCGGCTGGAGCCGCAGACGATGACGGCCCGGGAGAAGGCCCACGCCTGCGGGCTGCTGTACGACAAGACGTTCGCCGGCGAGCTGCGCCACCTGGGCGATTCCCGGGTTGCGGAAGCGCTGCGAATTTCGGCGACGCGTGAGCTGGCCGGCGCGTGGGCGTGGGATCTGAAGCTTGCCGCCGGCGACATGATCCCGATGACCGTGCTGACGAACGTGCTCCACGGCCTGGCCGCACACAAGCCGCCACCGCCCGCCCCGGCACCGCAAGTCGTCAGGACCGCGAAGACGCAAACCGAAACGAACATGCTGGCCACGGCCGGTTTCTGACCTGGGGGTGAGCACCGATGACGTCTCCGACAAAGCCGGCACGGGCGACCGCGCCCAAGGCCGAGATCGGCTATGCGCAGGCAAACGGGCTCGGCTACTGGGAGTCGGAGACGGAGACGACGCCGGAGCTGGTGTGGCCGAACAGCGTGCGGGTGTACGAGCAGATGCGAACCCAGGACGCACAGGTCGCCAGCGTGCTCCGCGCGGTGTCGCTACCGATCCGGCGAACACCATGGCGGATCGACCCGGCCGGTGCACGGCCCGAGGTGGTGCAGTTGATCGCCGAGGACCTGGGCCTGCCGATCGTCGGCCATCCGCTGGCGCCGTCACCGCGCCAGCGGGACAAGTTCTCCTGGCAGGAGCACCTGCAGCAGGCGCTGCTGATGCTGCCGTTCGGATACTCGTACTTCGAGCAGGTGTACCGGATCGACTCGGAAGGCCGCGCCCGGCTGCGGAAGCTCGGCCCCCGGCTACCGAAGACGATCCAGGACATCAAGGTCGCGCTGGACGGCGGACTGATCTCCGTGTCGCAGTACGGCGCCGCGACGGCTGGCTACACCACCGTCGCGGCGATCCCGGTCACGCGCCTGGTCGCGTACGTGTATGAGCGTGAGGGCGGGAACTGGATCGGGACCAGCCTGCTACGGCCGGCATACAAGCACTGGCTGATCAAGGACCGGCTGCTGCGGGTGCAGGCGCAGACGATCGAGCGCAACGGGATGGGCATCCCCGTCTACGAGGCGCAGGAGAACGCGACGCCTGAGGATCTCGACAAGGGCCTGACTGTGGCGCAGGCGTGGCGTGCCGGCGAGGCCGCAGGGTCGGCGACGCCGCACGGCGCGAAGATGCGCCTGGTCGGTGTAGAGGGTGACTTGCCTGATGCGATGCCGCCGATCCGCTACCACGACGAGCAGATCGCCCGCGCCGTCCTGGCGCACTTCCTGAACCTGGGCACGCAGACGGGCAGTTGGGCGCTCGGCACGACGTTCGCTGATTTCTTCACCCTGTCGCTGCAGACCCTGGCGCAGCAGGTCGCGGACACGGCGACGCAGCACATTGTCGAGGACCTCGTCGATCTGAACTGGGGCCCGGACGAGCCGGCGCCCCGGGTCGTGTTCGACGAGATCGGGTCTCGGCAGGCCGCCACCGCGCAGGCAGTCAAGGCGCTCATCGATGCTGGCGCGATCTTCCCTGACGAGGTGCTGGAGCAGACGCTGCGCCAGCAGTACGGGTTGCCGCCGAAGGACAACCAGCCGAACCTGCCGCCGCCCGGCGCTACGCCCGCAGACGGCGACCCCGACCAGCCGGCCGTACCAGCGGCACGCGCCGGCCGCCGGCGCGCCCGCACTGTGCAGGCGTCCGCTGACCTGCTCGACCTACTCGACCTGCTGAAGGAGGGATGATGCCTGAACTCGACGAGATGATCGAGCACCTGCGACGGATCACGCGGCAGCCCACCGCCGCGGTGAAGCCCTGGTACGACGTCCAGGCGAAGACCGGCACCCGCAAGGCAGAGATCCGCATCTACGACGAGATCGGCTGGTGGGGCACCTCGGCGAAGTCGTTCGCCGACGAACTCGCCGGCCTCGACGTCGATGAAATCTCCCTACGCCTCAACTCGCCGGGCGGCGGCGCCTGGGACGGCATCGCGATCTACAACGCGCTGCGCGCCCATCCCGCCACCGTCACCGTGACGATCGACGGCCTCGCCGCATCGGCCGCGTCGGTCATCGCGATGGCCGGGCAGCGGCTGCTGATGAACCGCGGCTCCCAGCTCATGATCCATGACGCGTGGGTCGTGGCGATCGGTAACGCCGACGACCTCGCCCGAGCCGGCGCGATCGTGGAGAAGCTGTCCGCGTCCATGGCCGACATCTACGCAGCTCGCGCCGGCGGCACCGCCTCCGAATGGCGGGCTGCGATGACCGCCGAGACCTGGTACACGGCCGATGAAGCCGTTGAGTCAGGTCTGGCCGACGCGCTTGCCGACGATCACGCCGACAGCGACGCCCAGTCCCGTTTCGACCTGGCCATGTATGCGTTCGCGCATGCCGGCCGGGCCGCCGCGCCGCCACCGGCGATCACAGCCCGGCGGCCCGCAGCAACCCCGAAGCCTCCCGCCGCACCCGCGACCGGGACCGCACGACAGGAAGGAGCCGGCCAGATGGATCCGGCAAAGATCCGGGAGGCGCTGGGTCTGACGGCCTCGGCTCCCGACGACGAGGTGAAGGCGGCGCTCGTCACCGCCGGCCTCGCCACCGCGGCGGCCCCGCCGCCGGCGCCCGAGCCCGACGACGACGCGGAAACCGACACCCCCGCGCCCAAGGCCAAGCCGAAGGCCAAGCCGACCGCAGGCGTCATGAACATCGACGCATCGGTGTGGGAAGAGACCCAGACGCGCATGAAGGCGCTGGAGGCCCAGGCCGCACGCCAGGCCCGCGAGGACCGCGACAAGGTCATCGCCCAGGCCGTCAGTGACGGTAAGTTCGCCCCGGCCCGCAAGGGCCACTGGGCGAAGCTGTGGGACAACGACCCGGAGGGCACTCGCGACACCATCGGTCAGCTGGCGAAGAACGTCGTCCCGCTGTCCGCGCTCGGCTACGACCTCGACGCCGGAGCCGAGAACGACGAGGCGTACAGCGACCTGTTCTCGACGAGCCGGAAGGGGGCCTGACATGGCCGAGTACACCCCGGTCTTCACCGGCGGAGCCGTTGCGTTCACCGCGACGACGTCCGCCGGCGTCACCGCTGGCCGGGTCGTTGCCGCGTCCGGCAACGGGACCGTCGCCCACGCGGCCGCCGACTCGACCGTCGCGGTCGGTGTCGCCGCCCACGATGCCGCGTCCGGCGCGCTGCTGACCGTGTGGCCGCTTGAGGGCGTCGTCCACAACCTGAACGCTTCCGGGGCGATCACCGCCCTCGCCGGTGTCGTCACCGATGCCGCAGGCCAGGTCAAGACCGCCACCATCGCCACCGCAGCCGCGGCCGGCACCCTCATCGGCACCGCCCTGACGACAGCTGCGAGCAACCAGCTGAACGTCCAGGGCCGCCGGTAATCCTGAGAGGAGATGTAGATGCCTACGACTTACCCGGCGGCAGCGCCCACCCTCTCGGGTGACCTGCTGACCATCTCTCGGTTCCTCGCGAACCCGACGCTCATCGCCCGCCGGCTGCGGACGTACGTCGACCTGCGGTTCGTGTCCGACCAGATCCTCACTCAGCGATTCCGGTCGTCCGGCGGCGCGGTGCTGTACGAGACCAGCGAGTCGCAGCTCACCGACAAGACCGTCACCGCGGTGTCGCCGGGCAGCGAGTACCCGTACGCGAACCTGCCGGTCGGCACTGCCGCTCTGGCGGCGATCGTGAAGTGGGGTCAGAAGGTCCTGCTCACCGACGAGGAGATCGGGCGCACGTCCGAGCCGGGCTCGGCCGTCGACCGCGCGTTCTCGAAGGTCATCGCTTCGGTGATCAAGCAGGTCGACGCGGTTTCGATGTCTGCGGTTGCGTCAGGAATCACCGCGACGGCGGCGACGGCCGGCTCCTGGGACAACGCCACGGTGGCGTCCCGCAAGCCGCTCGACGACATCCTCCTCGCTGTCCAGCAGATCGAGGACCTGAACCTCGGCTACACCCCGGACACGCTGCTGGTGTCGCCGAAGGCGTACACCTACCTGATGCTGAACGAGGCGATTCAGAACGCCCGTCAGCGGGAGGTCAGCACGAACCCGGTCTACACCGGCATGATCGAGACCATCGCCGGTCTGACGATCGTGAAGTCGCCGAACCTGGTCGCGGCAACCGTCGCGACGGTCCTGGACTCCATGGCCCTCGGCGGCATGGCCGACGAGGTCGACGGCGCGCCGGGCTACTCGATCGCCGACGTCGGCGTTCAGATCCAGGCCATCCGGAAGCCGTCCCAGGACGCCTGGGATCTGCAGGGCCGCCGCAA